TTAATCATTAAAGACATTATCACAGTTCGCATCATTGAAAGAATCATCCGCATTGAAAAACAGCACATATCCGTACAAACCGGAATCCTGTAAATAGATGCGGTGCCCCTCGCTCCCGATCAGTGTGAACCTATTGAGAAATTTATACTTCAAAGCCCGTTTGTCACGGCTGAACTTGCGTGCAAAGTCAAGCAACACCCTCTTCATGTTGTTGAATACCGCCGTGATCTCCTTATTGTTGCCGGTGTCTTTGACGTGATCGAGAAACATGACGGAAAACTCCGTATTGATTAAGACATTGCCGATACCGCCGGTAAAAGAGAAATCACCGGAATCAACTACCACACAAGGATAGTTCATCTTCAGAGCAAATTTTGTCTGACTGTTGTCTGCCAACGATGAGAAATGACATTTGCCCTTATCTTCGTGCCTGATCACCGGATGCTGCCGGCTCATCTCTTCTAAGTATTCTTCAAAAGTATTCATCGCTTTTTGGCCTCCTTTATCCGTTTATTCAGCAAGCGGAAAGCATCCATACAAGGCAAAGCTTTGTATGAAGGAATATCCGCAATGTTATCACCGACAAACTGATCAAAGATCGCAAGCCAGTTCGCCGGTTTAGCCTTAACCTTATCACCCCTGCTGTTTTCTGCCGGTTCCGCCTGTGGAAACAGGTGTATGAACGAATGCCCTAACCACGATTTGATCAAAGCCCAATTGATCAAAATCGAATATTTGAGATCAAACGGCAACCGGGCAACCGTCTCTGCCCTCTCTTCAAGGTCAATGCCTTTTTCTCCTTTGTCCGGAAAGTAAGATTCATTGCTTTTAAGGTACAGTGATGCTACAAAGCGGTTCAGGTAATCGACATTCTCCGTACTTGCATACCATGAAAAAAAGGTGTCTGCCGTCATGAACTGCTGAAAGGAAACCCCGCGAAGCTTCGCATGCGGAGCAAGCAGTTTGCCCGGTAAGGATTGAAGATAAAACTCCTGATAAGGGGAACGGGTATCTTTTAAAAAGTCCATGAGTTCCGCCAACTTATACAGGTGATATGAATCCAATCTGAGAAGCAATTTCTTTTTAATGCCGAAGAACTGTATGAAAAATGTCATTTCGTCAATCCACCCTTTAGACAGCCTGATGGATGCAAGAAATTGTAACGGTGACATCTCTGCATAGGCAGACGGGATTGACAGCTTCACGCTTCGACTCCCGAACCATCGCTTGTATCTGAGTTCAACCTCTCTCATAACCACACACTTTTTTTATGATCGTTATCGCGATCGAATACCCGCGACTGGCGGCCTTTGAAATACTCAGGAAGTTTTTCTTCTACAAAAGTCAACAGCAGATCATGATAGGATTTAGCCGTCAGCTCCACGTTGGCAGCCATCGTCAACGCCTGCTCAAAATCAACCGGATTCTCATATTCATTGCCGTTTTTATCCGGAACCAACTGCTTAAAGTATAATCCCCTGTCGGTCAATGAGCCGGTTGACCGGATCAGCATCGCAACCGACTTGAGTATGACAAATTGCGCACACCTGATGCGCAGCTCCTCGACGGTTGTATTATCTAACTCCTTATCACCCTTTTCGATAGAACTGAGCAGGGTATTATATAAATCAACACCCAACACCGGTTGCAATACCGTTTCTTCTACAATCTTGAAGAAAGGCTTCAACCGTAAAAAAATCAGGTGGGAGTTGTTGATAAAGTAAATCTCATCGACCTCAGAAGTCTTGCGGACGATGGCTTTTGTCCGGAACGCATAGGCAGGAGATTTCTCATACTCCGGAAAATCAGCTTTATGCTTATCAAGAAAATCAATCATGCGGTCGATCGCATTGAAACCTTTGTTTTTAAAGGCGGCACGCAACTGATCTTCTTGATATTTATAAGTAGACTTGAAATTCTCCGCTTCCTGACGCTGAAAGCCCTGATCGGTGATACGTATGTTCAACTCCGTATAGTTGTACCAGAATGCAAGATTGGCAATCGCACGCTGGCATTCCTCTAACAGCAGGAGATCGGACGGACCGGCAGCATGATCGTCATAGATGTTTTGAAACTTCTCCGACAGTTCTTCACCGAAAAGGGGAATAATAAACAGCCGGAAGGCATCTTCTAAAGATGATTTCACCTTTTCAAATGAAAGAGCAGCCGATACCGGTATGAACTTTTTCAGTTCATCCGAATCCTCCCATTTTTTTTCAGAAAATATCATATCAGCTCAATGTTTTTTGAGTACCGGCACCTGTGTCCAGTGTAGTTAATATTGTATTACGGAATCTCAGTTCAATGTCTTTAACCCCATTGCTTCGGAGCATCAGCAGAATGGGATCAAGTAAATTCTGCCGGTCAATCCATGCGTTTGCGATATTCACCAAGAAAGCTTCGCGGATGTTCGAACCGCCCTGATTACCGGCATACGATCCACCCGGCATACCGGCACCGAACACATTGGGATTGACCATCAATGAGAAAAGAATTTCGGAGTTGGCGGCAGCAGAAGTAACCAAGTTCTCACCGCCTTTGTACTTATTGTCGAGAGCGGTGATCTTCCACTCTTCTTCAATTTTGCCGTTGGCTTCGTTGATGGCATAATTGGTAAATAAGGGCTTCTCTGCGTTCTCAAGCCCGCAAAGGTTATCTTCAATCTTATCCATATACTGATTGATGGCCTTTTTACGGGCTTCCGGATCTTTATAGTCATTCGGCGGAAACTTCTTCTCCCAATAGCTGTACGGTATCTGCACATGCCATTTCCACGTGATCTGGTTCTTGTAGGCTTTCTTCAGGAACATCGGTACCATGTGGGCGATATCCACCCATCCGAGGATATAGGACGGCAGCCATATCGGCTCCCCATAGTAGTCGTTGTTAGACCATGAGTCGCGAACGGGAAAGACAAACGGCTTATTCATCTTGCCGGCAATCTTCAGCCACTCCAAATGCAGGTCCGGATCGTAATCCATCAGACAATCAAGAACCTGAACATTGTCAGCATCGGAAGTGCCCGGTGTAGATGGCCAGTTGCCGGAAACGACACACTTGCACGCTCCCCATGAGTCGGGCAGCGTATAGCGATAGAACAGGGCATTTAGCGGATTCAAGCCGACTATTTCGGTACCGGACATGTTCGGTAGCATCTGTACCGCCCCGTTACCATATTTGAAATAGTCGCGGCTCACCTTCTCAAGATACCGCCTGACCATACGCGAATTAACGAACCGGCTTATCTTCGGATCATTAACCGGCTGAAGCCGCTCGTTGCCTTTTTCATCCCAACCGGTCACCTTGCAGGGATAAATGCCCTGTCCGACGGTCAACGAACGCAAGAACTTGAGACCGGTATTCAGAACCGAAGTCGTGCTGATCTGTTTGCCGGCTTTTAAAGGAAAGTCATTCCCCCTACCCCAGTTCATAACACGATAATCCTTATAAACCGTTGTCTCTGTCAAGCTGATATCGTAAGGAGACAATATATCACGCTTCTTGACCTCGTAGTTGGACGGCCGACCGACCGATTCACCGAAAACCGAGGTGCTTATCATCATCAATGGAGTGCCCTCTTTATTAAACAGTATATCCATTATCGCCCCTCCTGATCATCGATGAACACCACCCTTTTTGAATTGTACGATATAATATTATCAATGCGTACCGGGTAAACGTGTGATTCCGGATTGCCGGAACAGTCACAGGGCTGAATGCCCCGCAACCGATACTGTTTATTATTCATTTTGCCCGCCCCGCAAGCATAAGCTTGCGGCACAAAAATCAGTTTACCTTTGGACGTTACGAACTTGATGGAGAAGATGCGCTTCGTTCCATCCGGATTCGTGCGGACATCCAGTTCGGAAAGCATTAAATTTCTTTTTATTGTTTTCATGTTAATCAAATGTTGAATCGAACGTTTTATCAAAGATTCTCTCTCTCAAGCTGTCACGGGCAAATATTCGCTGGCATTCATTAGCGACACGGTATGTCAATTTTATATTAAGCGGTTCAGTGCGGGGTTTCGATTCAGTAAAATCTACCTCTGTAATCGTAATAAGATCGCCCAGTACGTCATTTTTATAAAGGTACACTTTGGTACTGTGTACCATATCCTCGACACAATCCCGGATGGTATCATTTATATAGCCGGTATTGGCAGTATGTGAGGTAATCAAATCCGTATGCAGCTTCAGATACTCTCCTTTAACAGAACCGAAAGATGCTGTCAACTCCGAACTCCGCTCATCCCGGCCGGTGAAATACAGGCTCTCCGGAAATCCGAAGCAGTTATAAAAGACAAAGTGTGTTATTTGAGGATAATGCCTGCGATCAATATCAAAATGGATCTTATCAATCAACACCTCTTGAGAGTATAAAGAAGCTTCGTAAAATATGATATCATCAGCCGTATATGAAGCCCCCAACTCTTTATTCAGCCGCTCCACAATGGCAGGAACACTGAAATAACGAATATCAAAAGTGCCCGGTGCCGCATTAGAGAAGAAATTCACTTTATGGAAACGGGCCTTATCTTGTGATTTATAGGCAATACCTAAGACCAATGTCTGCCCCATCTTATGATATGCGACAGGAACAACCTGATCAACGCGTACCATCCGTTTGGAAAAGCGGCTCAAAAATCTTTTATCATATGCGGACATACCCGTCCGGCAGTTAGAATAATAAAAAGTCTGCGTGAACGAACCCGCCTGTTCACCGGCATCATTATAAATGCTGCCGGAGATCATTACATAATACCGTATACTGGTATAATCATCTGTCGTGTGCAGCAAGTTTATATCCAGATCACGGAAATAAGAAAGTGCCACATCACCAAGACCGTGAATTTTGACATTACCATCCTTATCAGGATAGTAGACTTCATCAAATGACGCAGAATCCATGTCCGGACCGCTAACCTGATATTTAACGGTTATATTGCCCGACACACCGGAAATCTGTACATCACCCATGTCATGACAGAATACCCCTCCTTCAACAATGCCACCTATCACCATCTGAACAAATAATATTTAGCCCCGACATTGCAGGATTTATCAATCAGATCATAATCACCTATAAACTCGATGCGCTTGTGCCGGTATGCAGCCATTAACTTCAAGCTGCGATATCCGCCCATCACACCGGCTGAAAAGGAGTGTTTATACTCCGGAAAACGGAAGGAATATGAAACGGTACGACCAAGCAGGCCGTTCATATAAACCGTGTCTGTCAGATGTACCTCTATATATTCGGTTTTTATAATCGGATCATTATAGACCTTTTTTGTAAAATACTGCTGTAAAATGGCAGCCGTATCCACATCAACAGGAACCGGAACCTCTATCTCCCTGATGACCTCAGGAGCACTCAACCGGATCGTATCGTTTACATGAACCGTATATGCGACCATATGAACCGCCCCTCTGCCGACATAAAAACCCGCTCCGAACAGGATGGCTGCCACCAGTACAAACAGAATTATGGCACACCCTTTTCTCATTGCTTCAAGTTTTTGAATTTACCGATCAAAGAGGTCCACACATCCGACATGGCGACTATCAAGGTCTCTTTTGGTTTGCCATCGATAACCGCCAGATTCTCTAAAATGGATGTTCCATACTCAATGCAGAAATAGACCATTGTGGCCACATGAATGACATCAAAAAAGATAACGCCTAAAATGAAAACCCAGCCGTCATGCATCTGCATGTCTTTTGAGAAACTATGAAACATGAAAAACAGGAAACACCACACGAAAACCTTGATCACGCATCTGGAAAACTTAAAACTCTCAAAAGGCTCTCCCCGTTTTTTAGATGCCCGCCGGCCGGTTGTCGTCTCTACGATTACCGCCAAAAACATCACCAATACAAGAAGTGGAGAAGTACCGAGAAACTCACTTATGATCGCTACCAATACGCTTAGAGAAAATGCCGGTACCTGTGTCCCATATTTAAAAGAAGGGAATAGGCTTAAAAGGAAACCTTTTATCCCGTCAAAACCATAAGTTGCTAAAAAACGCTCAATATAATTCATCGTATTTACCTTTTATGAAGGCAAATGTAACTGCTGCCCTACAAAGAGAATAGGACACAAAAAAGAGGTGCCCAACTTCACAGCCGGACACCCCCAAAAAATGTAAAAAAAATGTTTGTCTAATTTATATCTTTAATACCTCAGTTCCTCTTTTTCGTAAAGCACCCAGGTATATTGACCACAAAACTGATCCGATTTAAACCCTAAATCATCCATCACTTTCGCCACATCCGGAAGCGATGGTTCGCACATCTCACGGCAATCGTAAATCAGTTCTCTGGAAGTACGAAATATCATCGCCGAACTGGGACCGAACGAATCATATTTGCTCAGAACAAAAGCTCTGAACACATCTTGAGCAGTTCTCTCCTGCTCATCATCTATATCTTTTTTCATAATTATTCTACTATAAAGGATTCATAATCTTGTTTAATCATAAGGAGCTTCTGCAACATCTCCATCCGCTCATGTTCAGTACCTCCAAATATAGGATGGCCATGAATAATGGTACTCATCACACCATCTATAAAACGAATCTGTGCCTTTGCCATCTCGCAATCATCTTCTTGATTGAAAGCGATCGTCTCCTGAAGCTTATCATTTAGCGTTATCTTCGGTTTGCTCATGGCTATTCCCTCCTCTCTTAGCTACAATAACACAGACAGCAGCACCAATGATTAACGGCGGATAGATAAAAGCCGCACTAATCAAAGCCACAGCCGTAACATAATAAAAATCTGAACGATTACGAACTCTACACTCTTCTGGAAGGAAGTAGTTAATGAATGAATTGAATTTGCCATCGGTTGCACGATGGGCGGGCACATAATGAGTGCCGGTGGTTTCTTTTTTCATACGAATCATGTTTTAGCGTCTCAGGCAGAAAATAAAAAACGGCTGCCATTTTCCGTTCGCTAAAACATGATTCGTAATCCCGAAGGCTTAAGAATTGGAAAAGAGGGCAACCGCCATTTCATTATATATGTAACATTTCACTCATAAAATGAGGAAACCACAGGGCATAAAAAAAGCCCACAGAATATCTTTGAGCAATTAACCGAAGCTCACCGGGATTTATACAATCATGTTTTAGCACTGCAAATATGAGAATAATATTTGAAAGTGCAAAAAGTTAATAACCTTTTTTCTATCTCATATAGATCATCACCAATATACTGTTACTATTAACTAATTCAGCCCTTAGAATTCATTTATTTTGTCGAAATCCAACGATAATCCCGTTATTTCAAGTTGACGTTTGTATTTACTTAAAATATCCTGTATCGCTTTATCTCTCAATGCAGCTTTATCCTTCAATTTTATATGTTCCCAACTTGAATCTGCTAAAATAATCTTTGAAAGCAAGTCTTTAGCCTTGTCCATCTGACCAGAGACAACATAAAAATTAAACTTATCTTCTCTTGAAATATCCACTTCTGTCATTTTTCGCTTTATTGAGTTAACATTAGAACATAGCGAAAAAAAACAAACAAGCGTTACAACTTCAAGTACCGCACTCACAATAATTATTGTTTCTAAACTCATGGTATTAATACATTTTAATTAGACAATTAACATTTTTGTGCAAAAATACAAAAGTTACATTACCTATAAGTATTTTCTTCACTAATTCTTACATTAAAATACGGGTGTTTTAAGCTTCTACGTAGTTCGTGTAACTGATAAATATTCTCTTCTTTACCCCGCATCTTAGAACCTAAAATAACCTCCGATAAATACAAAGGAAAATCCCGTTTATAATCAATAGAACTATAACGGCTTTTCAATTTCTTCTCTACATAAGGCATTAATATCCCATTATCCGCCCCCACAAACCAATTAGTCGGAGTATCCTCCATCGCTAACAGCCTATACTCTTGTTCATAAGAATAGTTCTTTGATTTAAAGAAATTACCCCATTTATCTAAAGAGTTAAAAGTAAAATTGACATTCTTTTCTTTTAGTTTATCGATGAAAAATTTAACTTTTATAATTGGAGATTCTTTTTCATCGTCAACATAACATACCGGGTATAAAAATGGTACAGATTGAGAATCTAAAGTTTTAAATACCAAACATACTCCTGCTGAATTATCACCATATAACCGCCACATATTTAAATCATCAATTAAAGTTGTAAAACTGGTTATATAACGCCTATTAGCTTCATATAACGGTTCAACAGTATCAGCGTCATAAATAGAAATTGGCTTTTTACCATATAAATATTGATTAATAAAATTGAGTTCACTTCTATCATTCATTCCTATAATAGAATTCATACGCATTTTTCCTGATAGAACAGTCTTAACCAAAGTATCAAAAGTCGTATATTTAGCCAAAGTCAATTCTTCATTCTTTTCCGTTTTGAAAAGCTCTCTCCAATACCGATTCTCAGCCCCTTCTTCATTCTCCCAATCAACTAAGAAGTAACTTTTAGTTCGTAAATCATATTCTATAGTTGATGCCGGAACCTTGATACCTAAAATAGAATCAGCAAGTTCAGTAATACACTTTTTATCTTCATCAATTGTATCAGGAAAAGTAAAACAATGCTTTATAATCTGTGATACTTCGCTCAATTCTAACTTATTATTTTTATAAAATAAATGAATATAATTAAAGTTTTGAATATTCATACTATACAAAGGATATTCATAAGGCTTAGTGATATATCGAAGTCTTATAGGTCCTTGCGATAAATCTTCTATATGAAAATATGCATGCCCATTAATTATTACATCAAAATCCTTTATTCCATCACTATTTAAGACTTCTTTTATCTCATAAGCACCAGACATCCCTTGTAATGCACTTCTTATGCCAACAGTCAATTCTTCATATAAATCCAACGCCATTTTCACTACATTTTTAAACTATAATTATAGCAACAAAAATAAAAAAAATCTGCGTGAAACGCTTCAACAATCGCATATATTGCGCCCCCTCCGCGTTAGCGGAAAAATTTTGCCGCTCCAAGTGGCAAAATTTTTCTCCATCTCAAAGAAAGCATGCCCTAAAGCATGCCTTCATCCAAATAACTATAATACCCGTTATCAGTAAAAACAACATGATCCAATAACCTTATATTCATCACATTTGCCGCTTTTTTCATTTTTTCGGTCAATGTATTATCTTGTGTACTCGGTCTTGTATTCCCACTGGGATGATTATGAACCAAAACGAGAGAAACAGCATTGCAAAGCAAAGCTTCTTTTAAGATCAACCGTATATCGACTGCTGTCATATCAATCCCACCAAACGAAACCCGTACTTTCTTGATAATGGTATTTGCTTGATTCAACATGATCACCCAAAATTCCTCATTCTTTAAATCCTGCAAATACGGTTTCATCGCCATGTAAATATCATTACTACTAAAAAAACGGTCTTTTTTCTCACGATAAGCAAACATTCTGTATACTTCTATTGCCGCCATTGCCAACTGCTTTTTTGCCGGTGTTAAATTCCTGTATAATTCATGAAAGTCATTTGCTTCCGATACATCGTTACGCGTTAATCCCAACATGTCAAGGGCTTCAAAAGATTTCGTTCTATAATCGTTGTGTAATTCAAAATTTGTCATATTCGTATGATTTAAAGATTTATTGTTTTCGCTAAAAAAATACCTCCCAAAACACACGCTCCAAACGATTCGATCATATTTGCGAAACGTGCATAACTAAAGCCTTTTGTTATGACATCATCAAACACAAAGACGTTTTTTCCATCAAAAAATTCCTTATCGAAAGAGAGTACAGAATCTCTCTGTACCTGTTCTCCTTTTTCAATCTCATGTATTGCAGTCCGTTCTTTTTCAACAGTGATATGTTGAAAAGCATTTTGCATCCCTGTCGCCCTGCAAACAAGTTCCGAAAAATGATTATACCGAATACGGTTCTTTTGTTCACTTGATGCAGGTACACAGGCAAATACCATCTCCTTAGCCGCGTTTCCGTATTTCTTTAAAATCTGAGTGGCAACAATATTTGCCGCACCGTTACAAGCCCATTCCTGCCCGTCTTTGAATGCCCAAATAAAATTTCTTACTTTCCATTGCTCCGCGTTAGCCTTGTATCGTGTCGGCAGATAGTTAAAAGCGGTGAACATGAATTTTTTAAACTGTTGATTAATTGCTTCCATTTTTATTCTTGAGTTTTGAAGCTTTCGGGTGTGAGCCTTTTTTTAATAATTTGTTCCGGTTCTCTCCTTTGAGCTTTTTTTTTCCGTCGCTCATCGCTACGGTATGTTTCGCCTTTTTATGCAGCATCAGAAGGTTGTTTAGAATGGCAGAAGCAAGTTTTTCAGACGAAATACTACCCGTAGGTGTGGAGATTTTGAAGGGAACCGGAACGGCTTGAACTTGATGCAGGCAGGCAAACAATTTACCTTCGCTGCCTAAAAAGACGGAACATACCGTAGTGATGAGTGAAATAATTTTTTGGCGAAAAGGAGAGAACCGGAAGCAAAGCGCATACGCTTTACCTCTCTCCTATTTCTGAATGTAGTCAGAAATAGGGTTGACCTGCGTGAACGCAACAGAAAGAAAAGCCTCTGCTCTCCTTCCGTTTTCCGCCCGATTTTGAATTCGCTTCTGAGAACTGAAGAAGCAGCAAAATCGGGCGGAAAACGGAAGGGTAAACGATTGTTAATAAAAAAGCAACATTCCGAATTTCAAAAAGATAAGTCCGTCAATTCCTCCAGATTGACGGACTGTCACGCAGTGAACCCTAACGCGCCCTATCCCGTGCCGCACCCCGTTCCGCACCCAAAAAGGAAATATGAAACAGCCCTGCCCCCCGCCCGCCCACGGGCAACGCGGTCCAACCGTGCGAAAAACAGTGCGAAACTCTTTAAAGTCTCGCGTCAACAAAAGAATATGTATGCATCAGGATATCACCGTACTTCGTCCACACACGTTTGTCTACACAGTCACCGAAGTGCGTGGCTTCTTCGGGAAGTACAGACTCATTACGCTCGCTGCGCTTGTCCTTCTCAAACTTGCCCTGTGTATTCGTGCGCACACGAGTATTGTTCATTGAAATGAGTATGTATTTACATCTGGAAGCATTGAACCGCTTTAAGGGATAGCGTTCATCGGTCTCAGCACATATATACGACCATAGCAGGTACTTGTCATGTTGCGGCGGCTCGATACCTCTATGCGTATGCTGGTTAACCCTCCAACCGTTCTTCTCCAACCGGGCTATGGCAATCTCATTGTACGTCTTTTTGCTGTTTGCCCGATGCGCGTCACCATACCGGTCACGATAAAACTCTACAACCTTGTAGGAATGGAAACGGTAATAATGGCAGAATTTATCAATCAGTGCATTTATCTCCGTGTCATCTTCTTCGGCACGCTTGACGAAGAACTCATTGATCGTATTATCTACGATGCGATCCGGATGCAGCATCTTTGTACTCCAGTCGAAGTGAGACGGTTGCGCCACCTCCATAAAGGAAGCGGAAGAACCCCAGTCACAGACAATCTCAAGCGGTCGGTTCGGGTTGCAGTCCGCATCCATCCGGCTGTCGGTAGCCGCCAACTGTTTCCAGTCAAATTCGGTGTTCTCTGCGAAATCACGGATAAAAGAATCATTGGTTGCATTGTAATAGCGGTGTCGTTCATCGAGGTTGTAATAACAGTGATCGATCTTATCAACCATATAGTTCAGAATCTCGATCATGAATGTAAGCTTATCCATGATGTTGTACTGGTTGATAATATAGCTCATACCGACATTTGCGATATTATCGAAGATCGAAGCAAGAATAAACAGAGTACCGTCCGTGCTGACAAACGGGGTAATCGTGCGGCGCAGGCGAACTGTTTCATTCCATATCTCTTTAAACAGTCCGGCATCATTCGCGATCTTGGCATCGATAAGTTGCATTTGCAGTTTGACTATCTTATTCCAGACGTCAAAGAGATGTATGCCCCGCTCTTCTTCGTAATACTGTGCCGGTTCAAGCAGCCATTTCTGTTCCGGAGTATAAGGCATTGAGGATAAGAACGTATTGCCATGATGTTTAAGTAAAGGATTAAGCGATTTACGACCGAACACGTGTTCATTACCGCGATTGGTCGGGGCAACCTCTTGATCAAACTGCTCTTTGTCAAGCGTCAATGCTTCATCGGTTATATTGTAATCAGCGTTCGGTCCTCGCGAATTGCCGTCTTGTGTCAAGATATAAAGACAATGACCATTGCTGAACGTGATGCAATGTTCGAAACTCATGATGTGTTCATGAGGACGATACCACCCCTCAGGCGGTTGTCGGCAGACGATATAATCGCCTGTTTTGGTCTTGGTATCATAACGCTTGTATCCAAGCATCTCAAGCATTTTAAACGTAGACGGAAGAGTCTTGGTCAATGCCTGCCCGTATGTAGCCTGAGCCAACGTGGTCACTCCACGCGGCATGAGACGTACATTCTCATCCACCTCGGCACCGCAAATAAACGATTTACCCGTACCACGACTGTAAATCGCATATTTATTTTTAGCCGGTTGCAACCAAAAGGCGAGCTGCGCCGGATTAACACTGATCTCTTCTTCCCATACGTTCGACTCCATCAGAAGCGGGGAAAGATGATGTAATTATTGCCTGCACCCGTAGCAGCTTTGAAATCATCGGTGTGGCCAACCTGCCGGCAAAGCTCCTCCGCCTGTGCAGGAGTGAACTTTTTTGATACCTGTACAACGACATTTTTGGCGGTAACACTTATCATGTCGATACCGCGATAATCCATCAGAAATCTGACTAAACGTTTATTAGTGAGTCTGTTCATATTGCAATAAATTTATGAGTTCATTATTTCTTCTACCTGTGTATCATCAACCGGCTGATAAAACGTATCAATCACCGCCTGCCGGTCCTGCTGTGACAATCCGCGCAATGAATCAAGGCTGATATTCATCTTCTCACCGGTACCGTTATTGACTTGGATATAGAATACATTCTTCTCCATGCGCTTCGGATCATCTAAAGCGGCCGGCTTCTCTCCGATCAAAACAGCCAATGTTTTTTTAGCATTGTTCCAATTCTTCAGATCGCCTTTGATCTTGCACTCACGAATCAACTCAAGCTGATCCTTGATCTGCCATGCATGCCAGAAATCCCAGTCGAAAGTATGATTGGTTTTAAAGAGTTCGCGCGCCAAACGCAAGTCTTTGCGCACCTGCGTAGTGCTGATCCGGTATTTAGCTAACATGATATTGATGATGTGGCTGTCATTCGGATAATCATCCAACAAGCGTGCTACCTGAAGCACCCGATTAAACTGTTCGCGAAGCTCATCCGGAAGAGGTGAGTTCTCCGGATCAATAATATGTGCCTGAATCAATTCATAACGCTGCTCGGCCAATGACGGAACACCCTTTTTATTCATAATTCAAATGGTATTGTATAACATTCAGGAATTTAAGAAGCTCGGACTGAGCCGGATTGCTGCCATTTTGAGCCGTCTTTATTATCGCTTCTCTGGTCTCGATCATTTGTTTCAGATAGCCTTTGTAATACGCATTTCTCGCATCGGTACCCAGAGTGCGGACCTCATGTAAGAAATCGATCTCATCCACACCGATATTGATAGCGACAAGCTCCGGAACAATCAGCCGGTATGCCAAATCTTCAATGCTTTTAAGTTGTTCCGTTGTCAAATTCATCAGTCAAGATTTTATGATCAAATTGAAAAACCATCTCTTCGGTATGTATAATACCGCGCTCCAATTTAGGGTTGTGCGTAGCGTTCTGGCTACCCACAACAGACAACCGGTATTCTTGATTCCAAATCAATGCAACCTTAGCATGCAGCGCACAACATCGGTAACAGTCAGGGAATGCGGTTACCAGATAATCGAACGGTTTAGGCGATATCGTTCTCACACGATTATCAATCAAGAACTTTATCGAAAGGATATCGCCACGCTCCTTATACCGCAAAAGAGTCGCAAGACTCTCTTCGGAAATGGAATAACTTGAGATAAAGACATGTGCCGGCCCGGTCTGTCTGAGCAGATAAAGTACTAACTGAATAAGATTAAAAGCACCTTTTGAATAAAAGTGCTTGTTTTTACCGACCTCAATCGGTCCTAACCCGACCGGCTTCAGCAATACATCGGTCAGAAGATCCGCCGCACAATGTTGATCGACATCCAAGCGGCTGACTCCTCTAACCGGTTCAGCCGCTTTCTCATCTTTTTTTATCTCACTACATTCTACAAGCATCAGCCTAAAGCAGCAATAGCATATTCAATCTTCTCCAATTCTTTGGTAAGATTAGCTATTTTGGTTTCGTATTTGACTCTCTTAGGGCATTCCGGCATCGGATTCGGTTGATCCGCCTTGCTCTCCTGTTGAAAATCCAGCATATTCCTTGCCCGTCCGATTTTCGTTGCAACCGACTTCCGTATCTTTTGCAACTCTTCTTTTGACTGCGAAGAATAATCAACCTCACTCTCTTCTCTGCCGGTGTCCGCATCTTCATCGGCAGGTTGCTGCAAATCCTCTGCCGCAGGTATCTCACCCTTTTCGGTATATGCTGCATATTTAGGATACAGGAACTCCATTTCATCGGAAAGGGCGGCAATCTGATCGGAGAGTTCCTTGCGTGCCGCAACTGTCTCCGCATCATTATCCTCCGGCATTTCGGCCATCTTTTTATGCAGGATATCCCTTTGCTTATACGCATCGGCATAACGGCGGATCAGTTGTTCAACCGTCTCCGGATACTGATACTCATTATTATCGAGCGCCTTGTACGCATCGACTAAAGACAAAGCATCCTGATCCGAATGTCCCTCCTGTGTTTCTAAATCCAGACCGGAAGATACCCCCAGCTCCGGAGCATCATCAGCCAACTCCTGCTCCGACATCGCCCAAGCCTTGATCAACTCATTAATAAGGAACTTTAAGCGTTTCTTCGCTTCAGGACCGTTCACACCGTGCCGCTTCAGCTTAGCAACAACACCCGGTTTAAAGTGCGATTCCTCAAGTAGCAGGATACCCGCGTTAAAATCCCGGTCTGAATTCAGCCAGTCGATTGCACGCTGGCGAAATTGAATAAATCTATTAGACATAACTTTAAAATTTAAACTACACAAAAATAGTGCGGTAAAAGGTGCGGAAATCGGACACAACAAAAGGAGCCTGCCACTTCCGCAGCAGACTCCTGAAAACAAACAGAATAAAAACAACAGAAAACTACTCAGCCACCTGCAATATATTCTCCACATCGCCCGTATACATCAGTTTACGAGGACAGGAGTAATCAAATTTGAGAGGGGTTTTATTCAAGTCGGTACCGACTTTTCCGGTCGTGCTCGCATCAGCAGCAACTTTTCTCGCAGCGTTCAGCTTATCACCCATCAGGTAACGGTTACCGTTTTTATCGGTAACAATCAGGAACAGGCGACGGCCGCGCGTTGCGTTCTCAAAACCAAAGATCACCTGTGACATCTTTGCACGTGTGATCGCAAGCTCGTACTTGCAGGATTCTCCACCTGTCTCGCCCTGATCGGAAATAGTCAGTTCTCCGGATTCATCGGTAAACACCAACTGGTATGCCCGGCATCCCGCTTTCATCACAAGATCGCCATCCCAAGCACCTGCTTCCGCAAACGACATCGTAGCAGCTTCACCGGAAGGTGCCGGCATATCCGGCCATGAAGCGACATCCTCCCAATACCCATATACCAAGCTCTGAACAACACCGGCTAAATTATCAAGATCGGCACATGATACGGCTTCATCGATATCAGCTAATTCAATACATTTTTTTGCCATAGCAATCAATTATTTAATTAATACTACTTGTTACTCAGAATCATCCGACTCGGATTCAACAGGTGTAACAGGTTGATCATTAATGCATAGTTCAGATTTATCAAGAGTGACAAATTGAAATCCAAGAACATATTTACCGGCAGCATTATAATGATAAGGGTTACCGGAATTAAACGGGATCAAACGGCGGAAGTCCTCTTCTTTATCATAACCGTAACAACAGTTCTCTTTGGTTGTCAAGAGCACAAAGTGAGAGCCGTCCGGCATACCGGTCAGGCGCACAATCTCAACTTTTTTGTTGGTACCGCGCAAAAATTGCTGATCGGTCGTTTCAGATAAATTCCCGCTACCGTCAACAACAAGTACTCCTTGGTCTTCTAACCAATCGTCGTACATATCCCCTAAATCAGGAGACATAAAGAGCTTTGCTTTCTTTTTGCGGAAAGTATTGACTCTTGAGCGATACATCTCCAACAGTTTGGTTCCGATATCAGCACGGGAGAATGCACCGGTCTTGTACATATTGCCCTTTTCTTCAGAGATATTGCCGGCTGTCTTTTCGTCTTCGAGGATAGTGAAAGGACCGTTAAACGAAGTGGACAAATCTGTTTTCTTCGCATCAGAGTCATATTTAGCAATCAATATCACATCGTGAAGCTCTTTAGAAGCACATTTGATACCATAGTTGTTCAACCAGATTTCAAACGGATGTTCTTTAGGATACAGCCCGCCTTTCACCTCTGTAATATAAGTTCTGCGATAGCGTTCCGGTTCATCGTCCATCTCCATGACGCACGGATAGACAGTAAGGGTACGAGGTACGATTTTGCCGTTCGATACCTGGCCGACAAACTGTCCGGTGTACTTGTGAGATATCTTGCCGAGCGTTGTACGGCCTAACGTGATCGAGTCCTTGACACCCGGAATCGGAGTAAAATGTTTAAGGATATCGCCCGCTTCTTCAGCATCAAGCGTAACAAGCAGATCCTTGTGTTTTTTGACCGCACCAATGACGGCCTGAATGTCAATAGGGGTTGTTAAATCCATATTCTATAAAAAATTAAAGGGTTAATCTTCGTCCTCTGTAAAGAAGCGGTTGACCGGATCTTTTTTACTATCTTCATAGTCTTTATCTTCCGGTTTGTCTTTCGGAATGGAATTGCCTGCCGGTACACCGGTGGGAATCATATTCACGAGTGCTTTCACCGCATGAATCTTGTTTGTCAGCCCGTCGATTGCCTTGACATTCGGCGAAAGAGAGTCCAGAGCAGCAACGGCATTATCGACTGAAGTCTTATCCGCCACCCCTTGATTCAAAGCATCACACACCTTTTGCATCTGTTCGATGGTAAGTTCGATCTTACCGTCATTTTCTGTCAATCCTTCAACAGCCAAAAGGGTATTGACAGCAACGAAAGTTTTGTTCATCGTCTGATTTTTATTAGAGTTAATATTAACTTGATTTTCTACACGCAGTTCTTCTTTTTTAGAAGATATCAGGGAGGTCAACGAATCCATGATTTTTTTTAAATAGGAATCGTTTGATCCGTCTTTAGGCAGTTCATATTCCGGAAAAGTAGGAACTGGCAAATTCAATGCTGCACAATTCTCGATCATCAGGTTCCGGAAGTCGTTGCTCACTTTGTTGATACCGGGAATCACATGGTCTACGAATCCCCAACTCAAACACTCATCGGCCGGAATCCAGCGTTCCTCTTTCATCAGGTCAAAGACGTCTTTGATCGTCTTGCCCTTTGCAGCACATTTATCTGCATATTTTTTTGCAATGATCAGATCAACCGCATCCTGTGATTTCTTCTCATTTTGTAACTGCTTGATTGTAGACTCGATCTGATCGGAGTTCATGCTTCCGTAGATATCTACGGGAATAGACGACTTATGACAAAGCCATAAACTGTCCTCATGCATTTCTATCGATACAGCTCCAAATGCCATCCAAGTAACGGCGGATGCACAAAAGCCGATAAATTCTACGGTTACATTGCCATGCTCTTCAAAGAGTTTAGAAATTGCGATTGCTTCATTGACAGAACCGCCCCAAGAATTGATCTTGCAACGTACTCTTTTACCCTTGTTTTTATTCAGGTGCCATTTGATATTTGTACGCTGCCATCCATAATGGTCGATCATGCCATTTACTTCTAAAACAGATTCTTCCATACACTACATTTTAAATTGTAGTGCGAAAGTAGGTGCAAAAAAAAGCCGTGCTAAGGACACTTAACACGGCAAAAGCATTAAAAACAGGCGATTTAGAGTACGGATATGTCTTTATTGTCAATAAGAACAGAAGGTTCGGCTTCAATCCCACCAAACTTAAACCGGTTACCGTTCACCTCCGTCTCGGTACCGGTGGTTCTGTCGGATAAGAAATGCAACGGTACCTCTATGCTACCGGCAAGTACGATATCCCCATTCTTGTCTTGAAAGAGGACGAACCATTCGCCGCGCTCAAGCGTACGGACGATCCTCTCGTTTAGTTTATAGCGTTTAGGTATAAGGCCGGCAATCTCGACAGTCCAAAGCTCGCCGCCATCCTCTTGACTTTGAGTCTCATTAAAAGTAAAAGAACTGTCGGCATAAACAGGTATGGCAATGATATCCGCCCTTTGCTTCACCTCAAGATACTGCATCTCGTTTATATAATCCTTACGCAAACGAAGAAAAGAGGTCACAGGGATAGCATAAATGCGTGTTATCCCTCCCACATTGTCAAAATCAAATTGAATTGTTTTCATATGTTTCTTTGCCTGACTGTGAAATTGTCCCATTTTTGAACAACTGCACAATAACTATTTTATTAATTTTTTCGTCGATCCCTGTCTTGAGAGCATTTTTATCGATAGTGGTATCCCGATTCCAAATTCGGCGGATGGAATCGGACGGCCATGTCGATTCATCAAAATGGAATATGGCATAAAACTGCTGGATACAAACACTCAGATTGGGTTTCACCATATACGCTACCGACAAATACGTCAGCAGGATTGTACGGCAACGAATCTCCAGCGCATTCGCCAAAGCTGCTTCATCGGTCGGAGATAGAGACCACCCATGACAATAAAAATCAGATTTCGTAATTTCAAGGGCAACCTTGCAATTACGGTATTTATAATTCCCGTTTTGAGATATCCTCTTATCATACCGGTTCGAAGGCTTAACCAGCCGGGAACGGAACAACACATCAAGCGATCTATCTTGAGATATGTTCACCAACTCCGGCCACTCCGGATCATCAACTTTAAAATTGGTAATCAAATATTGCTTCACAAAAGGAGCAACCCATATCCAACACATAAATCTATCCTTTCTTTTCATATTTTGAAAAATACATGTATCAAGTATGCCATTTGGCCGTCCAACCGACCAACAGACCAACAGGAATATTGAAGTTACACATTATCAAGCACATAAGCAAATTTTAAGTATATAAATTAGCGACCAACACGACCAACAAGCGGGTAGTTTGTTGGTTTTAGAAATTAATGACCTGAAAATGAACAGAAAGAAGAAAAATGTAAAACCAACAAAAACCAACAGCGCGATAGCATCATCCAACAGAAACCAACAACATAAAACATAATCTATCACTCTATATATTAGTATTTTATATAATATAAGTATTGAAAAATATACCCTCTTGTTGGTCTGTTGGTCTGTTGGTCGGTGTTTTGCGTCATTTTTTTCAAAACTCTCTTCTATTCTCTGATTCTTTTATCCGGGGGTATTCGGGGGATTGATCTATAAAACAAAAAAACACCACCGGTACAACCAGTGGTGTTTCAGAAAGAATGTCCTGCTTGTCATTTCGTGATCGATGCAGAATCCTCCAGACTAAATTCTTGAAGCCGGCGTATCCGTTCTTCTGCCGTTGCCTTGTCCGGAAAATAATTCCCGGAATCATAATTGCGGTCATCAAAGAATGTCCTGCAATCAGGATACCTCCGCGCACGCATGGCGATCAGTGGCCCGACGATCGTATAATAATACCCTCCTTCCGGAACCCTTTTAACCGGACCTTTGTATGCACGTAAGCGGTTCCATATCCGTTTACCCGCCCTAAAGCTGTATCCACAGAAAAAACTGCTGATCACCAAAGTTATAAATACTTTAATGAATATCATAAAAATACACTGTTATTGGTTATTGATTACTGTTCTAATACTATCGACTTTAAAGGGATGTCATATCTCCGCTTGCGAAGGTTATGAGTCCCAACGAAACAATGGCCATATCCATCCCATCTCACCCGTCTGGCACAAGGTACCAGCTTGCGCGCTCCGTTCACAACGATGTATCTCATCACCGTGACGGTACCCTGTACCTTACGAACCTCTCCGGAACACTTTGTATAAAAGAAATGATCGTAAACGATACCGGCAGGTCTGGCGGCTTCCCAAATCGATGTTGGGTACAATTGATATTTATTCATGATCAAAAAAATATTCTAATAACTCCATTCGCTTTAATCTCTATTTTAAACCCATTCTGCAAGAGCATTTTACAAATATTTTTTTTCATTGCGCTGCTGCAATCTTTAAAATGATATTCGCATTCTCTCTTGATGGAAGCCGTATCTTTTATCAGGCATTCAATTTCATTTATAATCTCATTTTTTCTTGCCTTTGATTTGTTATAAATGGCAAGAGCTTCTAACTGATTTATCATAATTATACTCTTGAATTAAATTCTATAAATAATCACTTAAAAAAGCATCCGTCATCATCCGGTTCGTTTATCCCAAAATAGAAACCAATGGTCCCTGCGTATGCTTCATAAAAATGATAGCAATTTTTCACGTGGACTTCTTTTGCATGAAAAACCTCTGTGATAAGGTCTCTCAGCTCTCCGAATTTCGCACCCCAATCGTGCAATATGAGTATATCCGGATTCGGAGCGTCTCTTTCTATCATATGTACATATCCTCTGACTACTTCTTGCGGGTGCTCTGATTCATTCCACGCTGCTTTTTGCTCTAAGAAAAGACGATTCCAGTTTTTCCCTTTTCCTATTAAAGAGTAATAGTTTTCTTTATCCATATCTGATTGAATTAGAGGTATTTTTTCAGTTCTTCTCGATCTATAAAAAAAGCACATGCCATATATTTACCGGGTAATCCCATTGTCTGTGCTTTTGCATCATCCCCGCAAACTTTTTCAGTACCAAAACCAACGATTGAGCCGCGTGGATCATCTTTAACATCGACCATTGTAGTCGTCATTCTCAAACCTTTATTGTTATCTGCCGCCATTCTCTTAATAGCATCCAGAATTTTATTACCATCATTATTCATTTATATTTAGTTATTAGTTAAACCGTTTCCATCTTCTCAAATTCTGACTCCAGATAATCACTTTTGACATTGGTAGTAGTATGACCTTTATCAAGAGATATGTACTCAACGTCACTTATACCGGCAGCAACCATTGCAGCAGAACGCGCATAGTTGTATAATCCACATTCATATTCAGACAACTCATCATCGCATGATTCCGGTTGGTCGTATATATCATCATCAAAATGATCAGCTATTGCATTAATTGCTGATTTATCAATTACTGTTTCGTCAATTAATACTTCAACTTCTACTTCCCGTTGTAGGGTGACTGTTATTCTCTTCATATCTATATTGTTATTAATCAATTATTTCAAATGTTACTTTCACTTTTTTACAGCGAAAGCCTTTCTTATACATCTGTTTCCATGTCAAATTAGTTCCGTCCATCCAGCACCTGACGCAATCTCTTCGGTAATATTTTTGAGTATTCATCACAAGTGTACCATCCGGGTAGGTTATCATATACATTATATCTTCACGCATATTGTCTCCTTTCTATTCTAATCGTATTTGATTTAATCCGTATTCTTCGGTAAACATTGAATCCGCTCTTTGAAATTGCTTTGCAAAGCGGTTCTCTTTATTATCCGGTAGCACATCCAGCTGATGTGATTTCTTTGCCGGATGATTATCAACACACTTCCTCTGTGAAGCACATCCTGCTATCAGAGCGAGAAGCGCGCAGGCTATAATAATTTTCTTCATTTCTGTATTAGTTTTGAGGGTCATTCTTCTTTCAGTATGCTATCAATCAAGCCGTCTATTTCTTGATCGGATAGAAATTGCTTACCTGCGTCCTTTTGCTTCTGAAGTTCAACTTTAAGCCTATTATCTATTCTTTTCAACGCTGTACAAGTGTTCTTATCAGGATAATACCAATCAATAGAACTACAAACAATTAACTTAATATGGTCTAATTCTAAGCTATCCGGACAATGTTTATTGAGAAAATCTAAATCTTCTTTGATTAGCTTCTCGTATGTGTTTTTATCAATCTTTATGCTCATATCTATCTTTGTTATTCGTTAATTAATTCTGGGTTGTCATAGATATTACCTTTAACTACAAACATTTTGTGCGTCTGTTGAATAGTATTTTCTGCAAAGCCATCCCATCCGACCCAGCATCCTTCTTGGGTACACCATTTTATTTCAAATGAAAGTCCTATGCGATGTTTTCCAGTCGTTGTAATATAGTCAAGTTCAACAATGTCACCTTCATAGATCTCTTTACCGTTCCTGTCGAGAAGCCCTGTGAACTGACCTACTGTTTCTTTTAAAACCTTAATAGGCTGACATCCGTCTTTCTTGATATACGAACACCGCCCTTCTCCGTCACACAATTCAAATTCAAGATAATAACCGTATTCCCATTCACCTTTTAAATTTTTCGCTCTAAATTTTATTTCATTCATAATTGATTTGGTTTTACGTTAATTGCTTTTCTTCAGTAGATTAAGAAGATGCTTTTCAGCTGTATTATATTGAGCTAATTGTGCACAGGATAACTCACCATATCCGATAATCAGTTGAATCTCTTTAAGTGCCAAGCTAATAGCTTCCACTTCTTGAGGGGTAATCGATACTTTCTTCGCTTTCATTTTTCCTGATAAATCAAACGTATTTATTCAATTCTTTTTCTAATTTTCCCCTATCAACTTCTGGAAATAACTCAAGAACAAGGTTAAGCGCACTGCAGTAATCATTTGCGTATTCTTCGGTATCCATTAGCCGTAATACCATTGAACAAAAGATACTCTTTTTCTGTCTAAAATCTCTACTTAATACTGCTTTTGACAATCTGATAATTTGTTTTTCTGTTCCACTCATAATTTTTCTTATTTATTGGTTATTAGTTAATCACAAAAATAAGTTAGTTCAAAAGTCGTATCGGTAAATCGCTTCATACGAGGCATGTGCGGGTTTTCGTAAAGATTGAGTTTCTCATATATTTCACCACTGGTCATATTTGGATGTTTTCCTTTCAATCTAACAATGGTGTGACCACCGGAAGCAACCCGTATATAACCAAATTCACCATCCTTCAACTCATTAAAAAGCTGTTCGTCTGATTTATATTGATATGTAACCGAAGTTTGCTTTTTAGCATATTCTTTCAAATACTCATTTTGCTCATCCTCTGCACTCCATCCACATACAGGGCAATACTCTGTTTGTGTAGTACAATAGCTACAAGGAGGGTTTATGTGGCAGGAGCAACAGCCTTCTTTTTCCCCTTTTTCGATTAATCCAGTACATCCATTTCGGTTGCACATTTCTCCTTTTTCGTGTTTTTCACTGCATTTGGCGAGAAAAACATTGGGTACATATTTGCTATACGTATTCATATCAATATAATTATCGGTTAAAAATTTCTTTGTGTACTTGGTTTATAGTGCCATTGATTATTAAAGAACCTTTAGCGGCACGGATTTTATTACCTTTTTCTTGAACTTGATAGCCGGCTTTTTTTAGCCGGTCTATTTTTTGTTGTGGTGTCATCATTTAAGTTTTTTGTTTGTAGGATGTTTCCTTGGAATTGTAATAAAAGGACTAGAGGTGATAATCTTGAAAAATTTATTTCCGTTGTATTCTGTTGCTTCTTTGGCAACAAGGAATGTTGCATTACAATCCGTCTTGGTGGCATTTAGTACGGAGTTGCAGATAAATTTGCTTTGGACACGGACACCTGCTTTACTGGAATGCAGAACAAAACCATATTCATCATTTGTTTTACCGATAAACCAGTCTTTTTTGCTTTCTTCATCATTGGCGAATATAATCTTATCGCCATCTTTGAGTTCCATTTCCTTTGTTAGAAATCTAGAGATATAAATAACCCCATTGCTTTGATTAAATCTGATTGTTCTTTCTTTTGATTTCTGCCCAAAAGGTAAGGCATTCATTTTGTTATAAACTACAAGTTTCATGTCTTTAGGTTAATTATATAATAGCAATAGATGAATACTGCTTGCGAAAAAACTGTTCTTGTTGAACTGTTCGGATGATGGAGTTTATTTTTCGATAAACTATATTTGGAGATAGACCTGTATATGCCGATAAATCTTGGTATGAACAATTTGTGTCATAGACTTTTAATTTAAATAGCCTATAGTCTATAGCTGAATTTTGCTTCTTTATGAAAGACAAAATGCTATATGCCAGTCTATCAGGTTTACTAAGCTCTTCTATGTCTAATTCTTCATCGGCTTTTATTGATTGGAAGAAAGACATATCAAGTTTGCAATATCGATTTTCTTTGGTTAAATTTTTCTGCCTGTTTCTTTTGTAGCACACAATAAAGAAAGGTTCGAAGTCTATTAATGAAACATTGTTTGTCTTGATAATATTTCTAATATACAGATATGTATCATGAAATATATCTTCATTAAAAAATGCTCCATAGAGCTTGTTGCGCAGTTCTTGATAATTATGAGAAAACCAATAATCAAAACGTTTAATATCTTTTTCCATAGCTTTACCATTAGAAACCTTCATCATCATAATCTGTGCTGAAAATATTAGCTACCATATCAACGATATTTTCCTCTATATCTTCTGTGGAACCGGTAACATCCTTAGCAATGGCTTTCTTATTTTGAATGATACGGTAAACCTTCTCGTCAATGGTACGTCGGCCGAGGAAATAGTAACAGGTTACAGAATCCTTTTGCCCTATACGATGCGCACGGTCTTCGCATTGGCAACAATCGGCATAAGTCCAGGGGAATTCAACAAAGGCAACATTGCTTGATGCTGTTAGGGTAAGTCCGACTCCTGCAGCTTTAATGGAACAGATGATAATATCCGTTTTGGGATTGTTTTGAAAAGAATCCACTGCTCTTTGTTTCTCATCTTGTGAGTCTCTTCCAGTTACAGATACAGCCGTAGGAAAATAGCTTTTCAGTTGATCTACCACTTCGTGAAGTGAGCAAAAGAGGATGATTTTCTTTCCATTCTCACGAAAGTCTTTTACGAACTCAATTACATCACGTACTTTCCCCCTGGCTGATATTTGGCGGAGGATATTAATACGTACCATGACTTCACCTCGTAATGCTTTCTCTATTTTTTCATCATCAGCTTCTTTGTATTTTTGTAGGTACATGATAAGATCACGCTCTGCGTCGATATATTCCTTGCGGTTAGTTATCTCACAAGTATTTACTTGTCGTATTTTATCGGGAAGGTCTGTCAGTACCAATGACTTTTCACGCCGGAACATACATTTAGTCCATAACATATAGTTAAGTTCTTTCAGGTTTGATGCTTCATTTTGGCCGGAGCAATATCTATTGACGAATGTCTTATATCCTCCAAAATCTTCCATTCTGGAAAGGATAGATAACTGCGGAATTAAATCTTTAGGCTTATTGACAACCGGAGTTCCGGTAAGTTCAATGACCCATTCCTTACCATTGCATATACCTTTACAGAATTTAGCCTGCTGAGTGGATGATGATTTGCAACGGTGGCTTTCATCAATGATTACAGATTTGAAAAGTTGGATGCTGTTTCTGAACTCCACATCTCTTAAAGTCCAACCAGATTCTTTTTTGATACGTTGTACAAAGTATTTTTTAAGCGATTCATAATTAACAATGAATACCTGATACATGCCAGTCTGATAAAAGAAAGTCCATGTATCTCGTACTTTATCCGTTAGTACCATTGCCTTTTTATCTGTGAACTTATGCCATTCTCTTTCCCAATTAACCTTTAAGGCAGAAGGACAAATAACTAAACAAGGAAAGGCATTCCCAAGATTAATGGTTGCAATGCTTTGCAGTGTCTTTCCAAGGCCCGGCTCGTCGCAATTCATGAATCGTTTGAGCTGTAATCCTCTTGCAATTCCTTTTAATTGATAGGGATATGGGGTTACTTTTAGTAAGTGGGGAATATCAAGCTCCGGCAGCTCCGGTATATTGTATGCAACTTCTTCCTCTTCTTCTTGTTTCTGTTGTCCTGTAACCCATTGGATATTTTCAAATGGTCTGATTTGATAGACCATTTTTTCAAGTTCGACACGACTGGAAACAGGAATAAGCCATTTCTTTCTGCTTCCGTCATATCTCTTGCCTGTGATTTGACGTATTCTGTCAACAATCGTGGGCTTGTACTTGAAAGTAACTTCAAAAACGTTTCCTTTTAATTCTATAATCATGACTTGTAATTTAGAGTTTTATGGGGCTGACAAAAATCAGCCCCGAATTTGATTAAGCGGCAGGAGCTATGGTTTTGGTCTTTCTGCCTTTTCTTTTAGGCTTTTCTTCTTCTGCAGGAAGTTCTTCTGCATCGATAACAGCTTCATCGGGGATATCGCTATCAAAGTCTAACCGCTCTTGCTTAATGCCCCATTTCTCTTCAAAGAGATATGCTTCCACTTCCGCATCGCAAGCTGCTGCATCTATTTGTAGTTCTTCTGAAAATTTATATTCTTCGTCTCCGAATGGAGTAAAGATTTTCAAATCCACAATTTTACCGGATTGTAGTAATTTGCCTCCCATTATGGTTATACCTGGTACTCCATCGTTGCTATCATTGGCATATCCGGTAATGAAGTAGTTATTCAGAGTTTCATCAAAGCCCGGTGATGTAAAACTTGACTTGTAGATTTTTTCCGCTTCGGGTTGCTCGCATAATACCACAAGATGCAGTTTCAAGTGATTAAAAATCTCCTTCAGTTCGGAATGTACGATTTGGTCGCAATTCTTGGTAACCTTGTTTGTGTAGTTGGCTTCTGTGAATCGCTCGTTGTACACAACATTTAATCTGTCTTTTTTAATGACAGCCTGCTTGATGTCAATTTTTGCAGTTTCCATTATTCTCTTTTTTAGGCTCATCCTTTGATGTAAGAATAAGCATGTTAATAAATAGATATATGATTATACCGGCTCCCATGATGAATGGGAATCCAGTAATGTTTTCGTCTAATCCCATTAGGATAATGGCTATAAGAAGCCAAAGCAAGTATTTGGGTGCTTCTTGGTCGTTTAGCATTTTTGTCTGTTGTTATTGTTGTACATACCAGCCATTTTCATTTCTTCTTTGGCTTTGCTTATTACTGTCACGCACCATGATAGCTGATGTGTTGCGGTTCGATTGCACCGTTCACACCAATCGACCAAATATCGTTCTTCCCTGCAAAGGGAGTTTACTAAAGCGTTTATTGCCGTAGCTGTAGCCTTGGCATTTTTGGCTGTTTCGGCAAGTGTTTTCATTGTTTCGGAATTCATGGCTTCGTTAAGCCAATATTTGGCATCAGCTAATAACTTTCCTGAACGGGCGACATATACGGCCAAGTCATTTCCGCGCAACACGGCTTCTTCTGCATTTTCGCTCATTGTTATATTGAGGAATGAGTCAATATCTGTAAGTTCCTTGCAGATTTGTTCTTTGGGTGTGATAAGTATGTTCATATCGTTTTCGATTAAAATATATCAAGAAAAGAGCAACCACCATTTAAAAGCCAATTCATCATATTTCTCTTTTCCACGTTTATAGGTATCATCGTCTCGTCTAATGAATGCTTTGAATATTTTCAGGTTCTTCTTGCTGATGGCATAGATAAAGTCCTGTTGGCTTCCTGCTATATCCATATACCATGCTCTAGAACGGTCCCAATCAAAAAAATCTATAGCTTCATTGAACTGGTTTTGTGATTCTGCAAAAGTGGTCTTTAAATCTCCACCAAATCCAAAACCAGGTAACCACCAATCCCATTTACACCGGGTATCAAGAGTGTACTCGAAGTTTCCGTAGAGAAATCTTTGGGATTTGTTTACCATGAACTTCTGGGTATCGGAGTTGGAAAGAACGGCTCTAAGGAACTCGTCTTTTCTTGCCTCTTTTCTTAAAGCTTCCCTCATAGCAAGGCCTAACTCGAAATCTTCCCGTGAATAGGTTACATCATCCACCATGCGCTTACTATAATGTACCCGTTCGTTTTCGGTAATAAGTGCATCTACCAATGTCCCAAACTTGAAGGCTTTTTCTTTATCCCCATACTGGGTACGGGGATAAAGATAGTTTTTGAGCTCTGTCAGATCGGAGTTGCTGACTTCTGTACGCAAGTAATATGAATCCGGATTTGCCATTATTTTCCTGCTTTAACTTCTTCTTCGTATCGGATATATTTTGATTTGATTTTCATTTCATCATCGCTGTTTGCTTTCTTTTCGCAGAAGGAAATCATCTTTTTGTGGATTTTTTCAAGTTCTTCTATTGTCAGATTCTGACCTTCATTTATCCACCACATCTGATATATTTCCAAGAAGCCGGCAGGGTGTAGTATTTTAATCCTTTCAGTTACTTTGGCTTTGCTGGTCCTTGTTGTAACAGAAGCGGCAGCCGTTGCAAACAGACTATTCATTTGTGCGGATTGTATAGAAGACTCCGCTTTTTGCTGCAGCTCATGTTCTTTTTGCTGTATTTCAAGTTCACGTTGTTTTCGCTCCTCTTCTTCCCGTTGTTTCCTTTCGGTTTCCGCTTTGGCTGCAGCTTCAGCATCTTTCTTGCGCAATTCTTCTTCCTCAATAAGTTCTTGCTTTTTGGAGGAAAGGCGGTCGATAAATGACTGACGTAAATCCTCCATGTCAAACTTATACTGTTGAGATAAAGCGGAATATTTATTGTATAGAATTTCAGCCTTGATATTCGCTTTGGTTTGTGCGTCCAGATAGTAAGTTGTGATGTCTTGATTGAAAGTGTCGAAGTGCTCACGAGGGTACAGAGTTGACCAACCTCTAATACTCTTTTCTTTCAGTTCAAATGTAGCTAGTGTAATGCTTTCCCAAATATGACTCAGATTCTTCTGCTGTTCGGCAAAATAAGAACTCACGTGTGTATTGATAGCCTGTTCAATAGCAAGCCGATACGTTCCTTTTTCCTTTTCAATATTGGCTTGTCGTTGCATCTCTTGCTGCTTCCTTCTTTCTTCTTCACGCTTCAGTGCTGCATATCTATCACGTTCTGCTGCTATTTTGCCCGGAATTGTTGATTTGTCTTTTGGGTCAATAGCTTTTTCATCTGTCGTGAAAATGGACCGGATACGGTCGAATAGTTGGGTAACAGGCGCACGACGGCTTTTCATGTTGGTAATTGTAACATTGACTTTCTTCAGATACTCCGCAGCTTTGGCATCCAGTTCATCAGTCATGCCTTCTCCTTGAATCGTATCTAAGATTGCCTGTCCCGCTGAATTACAGTTGGCTATTGATTTTTGGTTCTTGCTTAAGGCGTCAGGGGCACTTTTCATTAAAGAGGTAAACTCTTCTACTTTTATTAATTCTGTTGACATAGCTTTAAGTATTAATGGTTAGAATCCTTCTTCTTCATCTGCTTTGCTGACATTTACAGATACCGGTTCCGGTGCGGTGAGCTGTTTTTCTTCACCAAAAGGAATGTTTGGGTCTTCCTGTGCAATATTGGCATCTTCCACAATTCCATAATCGATGATTTCTTCTTCCTCCTGGTCGGTTGCCATAATGGTATATTTCCCGGTACGTACTTTAGGGTATGCGTCGAAGGCGTGTTTAATCATTTTGTTTTCAAGGAAACCGGGGTCAATACCGCCATTGTTGGAAGTGTATAAAGCATTGGCATTACCAAGTTCTCTCCGTCTGGTCTGCTCATTCCATTTGGAATTTGCTTTTTCGCTATAATGCTTCAAGCGTTCAATATCCCCTTGCATAAGCCATTGATAATCCACTGAATTATCATTGCGTACAATGCGTATGAATGCTGCAATAACCTTGGTTGATGTGCGGGGGCATTGTGCTTCATACTCGATGTTTTTTACTCCATTGACTAAAGATGCCTTGAAATGGTCTCCCTCATAAACGACGACGGGGTTGTCAGCATATTTAATTTGGCCGGCACGCATACGCATGGTAAGTTCACCGTAGCCGGTAACCGAAACGTATGCACGTTTTTCGTAAATATCGTTCCCATGTTCGTTTTTGTACCCAGTTTTGCAGTTGCGACTCAGAATATAGCAGAGCGGATGCCCTGTTTGGTCTAATGTTAGTCCATTGACTGCGATATCAAGGAAACAGCCATAAAGGGACATTTTACTTGAAGTGGCTACATCGGGGTTATCCCGAAGTAATTTTTGAAAATTGAATACTTCTTTGTGGTACATCTGCTCACCCTTATCCGTACCCCAAATTGCATTGTACATTTGAATAAATTTTGCTTGTACACCTTCATTTTCGACAATTTTCGTTGCTGGAAGCGCATTTAGCTCTTCCATCTTAACTTGAATAATACTGCTCATAATGAGAATTTTAGTTGTTAATATTAAAATCTGCTTTGTCTAACCGTACCCAGACTGATTTGCCGGGACTATTAAACGATTGTTCTAAATCGACATCAACAAGCACCTGATTATAGCATTCCAATTTGCGTATAACCACTCCGGTAATAATGGCGTAGTCCACATCATCCCCGTAATGTCCGCACCGGAAAAAGAGTCCGGCTGTAATGTTCTGCCCTATTTGTATATCTTTTGCAGTCATGGTACTTGCATTAATACTTTGATTATGTTGGCCGGTACTTTGTTATGAATATCCATCATGGCACTTGCTGTTTCCAGTTCGGACATTTTCACATAATACTTGCCGCGTTCCTTGTTCTTAGCAGGATAAAACTTTATCCATTCCTTACTACGCCATTCTGTAATGAGACGACGTCCGTATATCTTTTCTGCTTGGGAGATTGTTACCACCTCCGGCAGTAGTCCTAATGCTTTAAGCGTCTGAATCGTTCCGATTTTTATGCCGCTTGCTACAATTCTTTCTAAATATCTTTCTCCCATTTTAGCTGTTTCTTTGGTTGGTTAATTATTGGTTACGAGCTTTCTTCACTATCTGAAACACATTGCAACTCTATGCTATGCTGCCTGTTTATAATTAGGTTGAGATATTTCTTCTGTCTTGTATCTTTGCGTTCTTCCTCTTCTTGTTCGGTAGTAATAATCGTGATGATTATCTACTGAAAATTGGAATATTACTATTCCCAAGAAGCAAAGAGCTATAATCGTTTTTTGTAGCTGTTGAAAATCTATGTTTAGAGTAAATACTCTATTGGCCCACCATGACCCCAGTTCATTTAATTTGCTGGTTCCGGTCTTTTTGTATGCTTTGTCGAGCAATACGTTGATAGTTCCGTAAGCCACGTGAAGCCTGTCTGCCATTTCTTTCTTTGCGAGTCCGCAAAAGGCAAGTCCGGCGATCTGATTTTCACGCTTGGTTAATTCATTGTTCGCTTGTAGTTCCATTTTGCAATGTTTCTAATTCGGCTGCCGCTTTAGAAACTCCTTTTGAGGCTTCCAAGGCTTCGTTTGCCATTCTGGTTGCTATTGTGAGAACCTTAGCCTTATAAGCTGAACGGGCAGATGCAGGCTTGTTGTTAAGGATATTATGTACTGTGCCTTTTGAACATCCTGCTTCTTTTGCAATGCTTCCCTCATAGCCATAAGGGAGATTGGATTTAATAATTTCTAATTGATTTTCCATATACCTTATATTATTATCTGAGTTCCCGGCAAGGTGGTCAAGCCTGGCCGGGATTGATTATCTGTTTGGGATTTGCGATTCGTTACCGATTAATTCTCCATTTTGACCAATCCACAGCATTGCATCCTGACCATTCCAAGAAAAATCAAATGCTTTGTTTACTGGGTTGTATCTTCCGCCTAAAACAGTTCCCTCTTTCAGACCTCGTATTTCAGCTAAACACCAATATCCAAATTCGGTAATAACCTTTACTTTTGCTTTGGCTTTAATTGATTTGCTCATATTTCTATTTTTGTGAGGGTGATTACCCGCCCTCGATTAAACTTATGCTACTTGATTGTTGATGTATTTGTTAATTTCGTACATGAGCGTACTGACTGGTTTTAAATCGGTGCAGCCTTTTACATAGTTGTATTCCGTGATGTAAATATCCGCTTTATCAAGAGCTTTGATTACTTTTGAAGAAAGCACTTGTTTCGGGCTTGCATCCCAACCATTGCGATAGGCAAGCTCTCTAAGCAACTCCCTTGTGGAAGCGAGAAGCGATATGCGTTCGTGCTTCTCTTGCTTTTCCTTTTCTGCCTTACGGTATGCGGTGATGCGCTTTGCATTCATTTTTGCCCACATCTTGCAGAACTCATCTTTTTCGAGGTCACTGTTCATATAGACCACTTCGATTGCTGCGTATTCTCCTGTGGGAACTTGCATCTTAACCCGGTCTTGAAATTCTTTCTGTGTCATATCTTGCCTTTTTTTAGAGTGAATAATCTATTTTGCTATTTTTATTCCAACTTTATTTTGCTGTTATTGCGCTTTTGCATTAACTTTATGGTGCAAATATAGATATTAATCTAATAAAATAGAGTTATATCTAATGATATTGTTAGATATTTAATATATATTAAGAACTTAT